TTGAGAATTTAATCACTTGTTGGATTTCTAAAATCAATTCTTCATATTGTGTTATTCTTCGTAAAGAGTAATACACCAATAAAGATGTAAAGACACTAATTAAGAAAAATAATATTGTTAATCCCATCCACATAATATCTCCTAGTTAGCAAACAACTCGTCAAACTTTGATTTTAAATTTTCTACTTTTTTTTGTTCATCTTTTGTTTTTGGAACTCGAGTATTTATAACTTCCTCATCACCTCTGTTCCATTGGTCAAACTCAATGTGTGTAGCCATCATATCAGCCTGATGTAATATGTAAGCCATATTAGAACGAAGATTGTAATCAGGATTGTATGACTTCAAGTAAGCTGTATTAGCATCATCGTACAAACCATCTGTTAATTTAATTCCAATGTATTCTTTATCTGTAACCTTAACACCATAGTGTTGAAGTAACCACAATCCTCTATCAGGTACTTTCATGTATTGAAGTTGTGGATTGTGTTTATAAATAGCACCTTGATTTTTTCTATGCCATTCTGAATCTTGTGGAACATAATAGTCGTGTTCCAAATCCCCAACCTTACCCAAGTCGTGATGTAAAGCTGCAAACACTAACTCTTCATCTGTAAAGTTAATCATAGCTCCATTCTTTTCCCATAACTCTTTTAATTGAAGAGAATGATTTACAATATGAAGAATGTGTTCAACATATCCACCAGGCATCGCATTGTGAAATGATGCCTTAGCACTTGCAGGTGCAAACATCATTCTATCTTTAAAGTCATCATACATCTTTAATAGATTTTCTTTTCTATCAGAACTGATGTGTTTATCAATGATACCCATTAGTGTTTCCCAATTTAATTGGATTTGTTCTGCTGTTAATTTTTTCATTTTAACCCTCTATTATTTTTTTTAATTTTTTATTAAACAATTCTTCATAATGTTCTATAGGTTTAGTTACATTTAAATATTTTTCTTTAATTTCTTCTAACCATTTTAATCTACGACTCTCCGTAGTATTTTTCAAGCATTTTTTTATATCTTCAAAAGAAAACATCCTTTGTCTGTCATCTAAAACTAATTGATTGTTACAATCATAATTTTGCCACACTAAAGGAATTACATCACAGGCTAACGCTTCATTATATCTTGAAGTTAAATGTTCTTCTTGACCAGGCCAGTTAAAACATAAAGTAAATTTACACTCTGATATGATTGGTAAAATGTTTTTCATATTTTTATCAAACTTATGTGTATAATCAAAGTCATCAAAATAACCAATCATATTATTTGTTAAGTCACTATCAAAAATATTTTTTAATATTATATGTCTTTCATCATTTGATTTCTTACCTTTTAGTAAATTAACATAGAATCTTGGTTCACCAGGATAATCAGGATGAATCACCCCATCTTTTTTTTGTTCTTTATATGATGGTAGAATCTCACCAGGATTTTTTAGATTCATATATCTACTCAACACCCCTTTTTTTCCTTTTCCTTTAAGAATTCTTTCTTTTCTTTTCACCCAAGCTTCTCTATCATACCAATCATGTATTGGTGTTTTTACTCTTTCACCATCATAATCTACTTTTAATTTTTTTGAAGTTCCCCAATAACCAAAATCTTTTATTTTTGATTTGTTAAGATTTAGTTTTTTTATTTCTAAATATTTTAAGTGGTGTAATCCACCAGGAAACTCACTTTCATCAATACGATAAAACTTCAAGTTGGGAACATCATGAAAAACATTTTTATATAATTCCACTGTATCTGCTTTATCACTTGTTATTAAAATAACCATTCTATCTTTTGGATTTTTTAACAATGATTCTTTTAAACTTTGTACGATACACCAACCTCTACCTAACATAATGTTTGACATCCTACCACTTATATTATAGGAAAATTCATTTTCACTAGGTATAATCAATACATCAGCATCTTCAATTCTTTTATAGTCTCTTATGGTGTTTCTATTTTTTTCTCTTGACGGTAATGAACAATTATGTGTTTCAAATTTATATGGCCATTCCGTATCATTTTTTTCTATATAGTTATTTAATAAATAATAAATGGAATCAACGATGTGATTTAATGACTCACCTTTATAATACTCTGAATTTCTTAATCTTGTTATCACTATTTTCCCACGTTCCAAAACAATGCCCCCTTAGTTGCTTTTTCTTTTATGAATGTCCAAGCCTTACTATCATAA